CCTTACGAACAGCCTGAATCCATGCTGCCGACTCGTCCTCTACAAACGCATAAGGCCAGTGGTCTTTATCCATGATTACCTTGCGGTTGCCGTCTTCGTCACGGTATCGTATGATGACCTCACGGCCTCTTCCCTGCTCAACTATCATCGCAACCACCACTTATCAGATTTGGGTTGGGACTTAAGGTAGTCGGTGTAACAGGGGTGGCAAATACGCATCAGCGGGTGAACACACGCTACGTTAAAACACCAATCACATCTATCTTTCATATCAATTCCTCCTAAAGACACTCATTGGGGAACAGCAGGAAGGTAGGAGGAAGGGCCTCCCCCGCCCGTCCCGTTGCCGGGACATGACCCTCTTCGCTGTTTTTATCCGGGCAAACCCCGTGAGTGTAATTAATCTTCCTTACGCCGTCCTCGTGGGCGGGTAGCAATGTCGTGCTTGACCAACCAATCGCGTATTGCCATTGGGGTTACACCTTGCTCGGCTCCAATATCAGCCATACTCCGTCCTTCAACGGAGTAGGCGTTGTATAGCCAATCCTTATTCCTGTATTCTTTCTTCAAATGCACCACATGGGCTGAGAACACATAACCATCAAGAACGACCGAGTAAGGACCGTCCTCCGGGTATAGTGTAATCATGTTTGTGTTGCCTTCATCATCTGTTAGAGTTATTTCTGCTTTCACTTTAATCACCTTAGTAGTCCCGCTTGGAAGACGAAATCTCCGTCTGCGAGATGAATTAGAAGACGGATTCCTTGACCCTCTTCTCGGAAGTCGATGAAGTGTAATTGCACTTCACCGGGGTAGTGTTTTAGGACAGTATCAAGACCACCCTCAAAGGTAACATTGAACTCGCCGTTTGTGTTGTCTGGACTTAGGTTTGTTGAGGTCTTACCCTTCAACTCATCACCTACTTCGACGCTCAATCCGTTGTTATCTATACAGAAAGTATAGCGATTCAACTTCTGACCGTTGATTGCATCGCAACGTAGTGCCTCATACAATTCATTGCCAGTCAGAGTGACAGATAGAATAGGCTTGCGTGTCTCACCACTCTGCATTTTGTATGTCCCTGTTGATGGGTCAATTTGTGCAGACCTGTCGTCACTCTTGCTCGACCAGATGGCGAGAGAATCCTGTGAGTTAGCGAACGCTGGTGCGTTGCTACTGGCTGTGATTGTCGTCTGCTTGCTTGAGGACTTGACCTTGAGCCTGTTGTCATCCCAATTCAACTTGACTGTGGCCGAGTGATACGGCAAAACACCGAGCAAGGTATCAATGTTTGGGACGGGGATGGTTTGTTCGCCATCGCAAGCCATTGAGAAACGACTTAGTGAAGAGACACCATCACGAACGAGATTTGTCGTGGTGCATCTCCCTAAATTAGTGTGCAGCATAGTGCTTTCCACTTGATTCTTCTTCTTGCCAGCAAGGGTGTGCTGACGCTTGGTTAGCGTTAGGAGTCGGGTGAGGGCCGCGTTGTCGAACTCCATGAAAATCACTCCCAAACTAAGAACGGTAGACCATTCCACTTAACCTTCTTATCCTTCACGGATAGAATAGTATGTGTCTCGCCAAGATGCTCCATGTGCTGGCCCTTCATCTCTTCGATGTTAGCCCTGACTGCCCACTCGCCATCAGCGAGTGTCTTGTCACCCTTGACACCAGCAGCGGGGTCAGGACGCTTCATGTAGCGGGTGAGGAAGATTTGCTGCGAGAAGCAACGCATTGTTCCTTTGTCCCACTCAGGGCGTTCGCCCACGGTCATCAGAACCTTGCCACCAGAGCCGTTGTCCACATACTCCTGAATGGCCTTCAAGTGGAATGTAAAGAATACCTTTGGCACATCCAATCCGTGAATGCGCTGGATAGTATTTTGGAATAGACGGTTACGCTCGCGCCATTCCTTCTGATTGAAGGAGTCGCCTTCTTCCTTGATTACACCTCGGCGTAGGAGAGATTGAGTCATAGCCTGTTCGCACCACTTGAGGAATGTTGAGCCGCCGTCGAAGATGACTGCGGCGTATTCCTCACCAGCCTTTATCTGGTCAGCGATAATGTTGGTGAACCATGATACTTTGTCAATGAGAGCCGTGTGGTTTGCGGAGTTATCCTCATTGAAGATAGATTCGTCCATCTCATCGAATAGAGGTAGGACAACGACGTTCTCCTTGCCGGGGAACAGATAGTCCACTGTCTGCTTTGCGGAATTGTCCACATCCAAGATTACGACCTTCTTGCCAGCCTCGATTTCTGCTCGGCAGAGGTCAAGAGCCAGCCCGGTCTTAGCCGTGTTCTCACGACCAACGAGGGCCATGCGGACAGGGCGATACTTCGCTTGGTTGTTGTTGAACAGAGCCTTGTAGTAGTCGGCATCGTAAGCCGTCTTATCAGCGGGATTGACAGTAGCAGCCGGGGCTGTCTTTGTAGCGTTGCCCCAACTCATGCGTCCCACCCGTCATCCTGTGCGTCTGTTGGTAGGTCAGCCATTGGTGGAATCGCGTCGAACGCCCACCAACCGTTGATAGAGAGGCGGTATTCCTCTTCACGGGTCTTCCACGGTTGACCAATCACGAGAACCTTAGTGCCGACTGCGAAGTCAATCATCGCTTCCTGAGATGCAGGAACGAAGATGTCCACGACAGGAGCCATAGAGGTGATGTCCAAGTCAGCAACCACGAGATTGTAGCCGCCGTTGTTCCTCGGTTCGATACTGATGACCTCGGTGAGAACACCGATGAGTCGGTCATACCAGCCATCTGTGCCGTTGTTGGCCTCGTAGAAGGGGCCGACAGCATCAAGATTAGGTAGCATGTCCTCACCGAGCATCTGACCCATCAGACCTCCGGTTTCGACATCGAAGGGCGGAGCGGAGAAGTTGCCAGCGATAGCGTCATCTGCTGTGAAGACAGATACACCCTGCTTGGCGTAGCCAACACCGTTGCGGCCCATGCGGACTGCATAAGTGCCGGGAACAAAGGTAGGAGGTGCATCCTCAGCCACAGGCCCACTGGCCTTGATTGTGATTGCGCCATCTGCTGTAAGGAACTGCATGGTTCGCTCCAATTCCTTAGTAGGGCGAGCAGCACCATACTTGAAGTTGGAATCACCGGACGGGAAGGTTGGTGACTTAGAATCCCACACCACATAGAAGTGCGTGGAGTCGTCCAACTGCTTGCAGTCCTTCGGTAGTTCCCTAACCTCGTCTTCGTCGTAGTCAGCCTCAAAGGGTTGCTTGTTTCGGAGAGATGGGTTGATAGCACGAGTGTAAGTGCCGTCGTAATTGTCAGTCAGGAGGACCACGCGACCCTGAGTCACGAGTGCCTGACGAGCATCATCGTCTGCCACCTTGAGAGTGTTCTCCATCTTGCGGTAGAGAAGTTGGCCCCAATCCTTGTAGCGCGGGACACTGATGAACATACCTTCTACGGTTTCTGCGCCGCTGCGCTTGAGTCGCGCTGCTTCGCTTGCCATCTGTCGTGCTGCTACACGGAGAGCGAATACCTCGCACTCATTATCATTCTTACCGGCGTTGCGCCACGCTGCCCCTTGCTCTGCAAGGACCGCATCTGCTCTCGCCTTGAGTGCATCCTCAGATACACCCACGTTTGCTGCCACTTTCTTCATCATGTCGCTGGTCATGTCTTTCACTTCCTGTATTTTCCCCTTGCCTTCTACGCATATAAACTTCACGCTGACGGATAAACCCCCGTAGGAATGCAGCCTCTTACGAAGTTAGCAAGGATAAGTTCGGGGGATATACCCGCGATGAGGTCACGCTCGGATTCGATGAGCGCAAGGATGATTCGCATCTTGGATTCCTGCTTGGCCCCTGATTCCATAAGGTATGATAGGAGGCCACGGAAGGTTTCCTTGAGTGGATGTCCCTTGAGAATCTTAAGAGCGGCATCGAAGGAACGCTCCCTTACTGCCAAGCGCAAGAACTTGTCATAGTCCACCTGTGGTGTTCCAAGATTAGCGAGGAACTTGGTTCGGTTCTCGCCCTTGAGATAAGACCACGCTTGGAGTGCGTTGATGGCGTTACGGGCATCGCCAGTGTGAGCCTTCGCTATACAGTTGATTGCATTAGGCACACCCGGCTGATGGTGATTCAAGTTCTCAACAGCCGCTACCTTACTTAGTATCTTGATGATACTACCTTCTGATATTGGCTTGAAGTGCTTAACGCTACATCGTGATTGAAGCCACGGACTCACCTTGCTGAGATTGTTGCAGGTAAGGACGAAGTAACCCTGAGCGTTCTCAATCACTCCCTTGAGAGCGGATTGAGCAGCATCAGTCAGTTGGTCTGCCTCATCAAGAAGGAACCACTGATTGTAGTTACCTGTGCGGGTCAAAGGAATCACCTGTTCCTCGATGAATGCAATACCTCGCTCATTCTTGGTCGAAGCGTTGAAGATGTGGATAGGCCAATCCATATCCTTAGCCAAAGCAAGAGCGGTAGTCGTCTTGCCAGTTCCCGGCTCAGGGGAGTAGAAAATGTAGTGGCCCGGATTGTTGATAGTCCTAACGACCTCTTCTTGACCTACTATATCCCACAGCGTAGTGGGTCGGTGTTTTTGCGCCCATACTTCACTCATTCCTCTTCACCCCCTACGATTCCCCAAACAGTAACAGTGTTTCTGTTTCTGTTCTGCGCGAGAGAACTGTTAGTCCTATCCACTTCAACAAATCGCGGGTCAATAACCAATACTCTCGTTAGTGACTTGCGAGTCGGTTTGTGGCGTAGTTCTTTGCCCTCGACGCTTCTGATATTACCCAACATCGCATCAACGGTGCATGGCCCGTTCTCGATGATGTAATTGTAGCAGCGGTTCCTATACTGCTTATACTTGACATTGAAACGGTTGCCTGTATTGACCCGCTCGCCATCCACGATAACGTGGGGCTTCTTATGGTCCGCCTTGCCACCAATAGGAATCTTCTTCATGCTGTCACCTCCCCGCAATCACTCACTTCTTTAATATCCTCTGCAAAAATCTTAGTGTAAGTCGAAAGTTCCACGCGACAAATACTGCAATACCATCCAACAAATTGAACCGGAGTATCTCCGTCCCAAGCGATATACGAGATACCACTCGATAGTGGAACCCAGTTATGCTCACCAATCTTACACTTCATACCTTCACCTCCACATCTTGCCACCAGTCAGGAGCAGGTGTTCCCTTCTCCCACTTAGCGAATGTCTTGGA